GGGATCACGTCATTCAATAGCAACTACAGCTGCCACACACGGTGGCTTTTGCAGTCGAACTGATTGTAGTCGCCGTCCCAATTGTTAATCTGAGACAGCGATCGCACACTGCGTAACCTCCCCTTGCGGGTAATTACACCTTCAGAACTTGCCGTTAGATGTTTAATATCTTCTAACGTCATATGCTCATGACGAGCTAGTTCTGAACCTCTTGATGCTAAACCTAAACACATCATCAGCCGTAAATTTAAGCGCCCACCATAACTGGTTGGTACTTGAGTTAACTGCTTAAAATAACACATCCCTACATTGTATTCGTAGGGAGTGCTAAATGTTGTGTTGTTTTGATAAAAGTTGCACCACTCCTTAAATGAGAGATAGGGGTTCAATCCTATATTTCTCATGTAAGAGAGCGGTACCATCAGGCCCGTATCATTCTTCAGCGCTAAAGGTATAAATACCCTTAGAGCGTTGGGAATAAAGCGGATAGCAACGCTAAAAACGTTGTTATAACCTGCATAAACCATTGAGGTTCTACATTTAGACTGCAACGAGTTGCAGATAAAGTAAATATCTTCATGAGTTATGATCTCCTTTTTCAAATAGAAAGGTCTTACATCGACGCCGCGGAAATAGTCACTACCGCATGATTCCTTGAATTCACCCTGAAAGAAAGATTTTTCAGAGTTAATTAAGAAACCGGACCACTTTAAATTGTGGACCACAGTAGAGGAATTCTTAAAACGTACAATTATGTCATCACCGTAAACGGAGATGTCATCATACGTACAAGAACCCTCATCCTCTAGGATAGATGCTTTAGCAACTGCCCAAAAGATGAGACTTTCCAATGGAAAAGTGTAGCCATTACCCATCGCGGAGAACTTGTCATAAGTGACAATTTCACCGTCTAGACTCCCGACTTCATGTCGAAGATCTGATAGGAGGGCAAACCACTCTGGAGGTAACAACAAACGAACTATTTCAATTGAAACAGTGTCACTTGCTGAAGATAAATCTATCGTAGAGTATTGATCCATATTAACGGATCCGTCGTCATTAAACGCAAATTTGGAGCCCAAGTAAGCTAATTCTTGGTTCCGCGTTTGGTCACGTAAATTTACTCCTACCTTCCTTAAAGATCGTTCAAGAACGTCTTTAACTCCCAACTGTAAATACATGTTGAGTGAGGAAGATATCGCTATAGGTCTATCCGTAAGAATAGACTTCGGCACGAAAGTGATACGATCAGCATTTTCTATATCCACACAGTCACAAAAGATTTGCATCTCTTGCTGATACTGCGGAGTGTCCAGTAGAGGCACTTGCGTACGTCTCCCGGAGTTTTCTAAGTGGTTCATCCACCTAGGTACCTTCGAAATTGCTGAAAGTGCATAGCGCATTGCCCCACGAGTGACAGAATAAGGAAAGTCAGCATACTTATAGTAAGTAGTAACTCTGCCTTTCTTCGTGTCATTTGTGAGGGTAGCACCTGGTCCATGGTTCCCCCGATCGTAAATCTCGTTAAGAGTTTTACTATCGAGTTCTGGTAAGCAGTCAGCAATTAAACGCTGCGCTGTCTTAACAAAACTAGGAAGTTCAAGATTTTCATCTCTTAACCGTTCATTAGTAAGCTTACACTGATCCTCCGCCGCGCGCCATTTTTCAATGGCTGTTACGCGAGGTTGGACATCAGCACAGTCTTTACTAGTAAACGGATACTTCTTTAGAAAAGCCAAGGCCCGTCTGTCAAGCACTACTGTGCTTGGATGAGTCCCGGAACTGTACTTCAGTGTCAGTTCGTCGAGCTCGTTTTGGATTCCGATAAGGCTCATAATGTCACGTTGTTCTATGACATCAAGAAGCCTAGTTTTTAATTTCGGTCTCCAAGTAACGGGGAAGTCCTGCAAAAGGGCTTCATATAGCAACCACGGTCTTAGCTTAGGCTTAGTACTGTGGATATCAGCAAGCTTTCGCTCAGCTGAAAACTTAGTGTAGTATTTTCTCACGAAACATACTCCTATTATGTTAAATGATTAATCTGGCAATAGTGCCAAGATTATTTAACGATACGACCTTGAACGAAAGTTTCTTTCATAAAGGTAGTATCACTTACTTTATCAACTAGACGTACAAGTGCTGCATCAACATCAGCATCACTTGTGCCAACAGGTACGGAGCCTACGATCTCAAATTTCAGATCGCGGTTTTCAGTGTCCCCATTGGGTGTATCGATCGCTACAGTGTGAATATCATTCACGCTAGAGCGACGATTGCCATAAGAAGTAGAAGTAAGTTTAGGACTTGCAGAACGCAAGTACATAACATCCTTAATCACATCAGTGTGATTAGGGCCTAAGTATTCAGCTTTATTACCGCCGTGGCGGTAAATAGCGAATGGTACAGTGTTAATTGTGATCATAATATGATCTCCTATTTTGTAGGTGTTATAAACATTAGCGTCCACTTAATTTCTTAAGCGAAGACAGGCTTACAAGTAAGCTGCCAATGTCTATGAGTTTTGGAATATCGAGTTTGATATCCAAGATGAAGTAACGAGAAACTGGATCTATTATACGTTCTTCGTGTTCTACATATACCTGAAAGGGTATTTCTGTAGTAGAACCCGATAGCGTACTGACTTTATAACCCCTAATTAAAGAAGAGGTCTTTACAGTCGTCCAGATGCCTTTTTCGCTAAATATGGCGGATGAGTTAGCATCGTAGAGCAGTTGCCCTACGTCGATAAACCAGCCCACTACAAAGGAAAGCGTTAAGCTATCCCATATAAGTGATCCAATATTTCCTAACCCAAGGCTTGCCTTAGACTCAGACATCAGTATTTCCGCAAGGATTCCTGATCTAGCAGTGACTTCATACGAGTGTTCTACTTGTATGGAGCCGGGTGCATCAGGTACTGCACCATTTAACGTGAAAGTATCATAACCATCCTCAGCATTAAAGCCGCGAAGTGTTATATACTCGTCAGTCAAAGGTTTCGTACCTTCAATCACTTTCAAAATACCCACGATATCGTAATATATTGGACGAATTGCGTAACGCATTTCGAGCCAAATGTCAGCTGAATATTTTGCTGAGTTTATTACAGATACACGTACACCCTGTCGCTTTAGTTTTTTCCAAAGTTTCGGGGCGTACTGGCGCCAGGCGCCGGTCTTTATTGACTTTATAATGTCTCTAGCTTTCGCTAGGAGGGAAAATAAGGTCATGAAAGTGTCTGGAGCTTCTGCTAGTGATATAAGCAAGTCAAGATCCGCCGAAGTAAAATTCGACTTAGCTTGGCTTAGACTTACAGCACCAGTATCAGCTTCGATGCTAGGTAAGAGACACGAGTCCAGGATATCCTGAACATCAGTGGTGGAGAAACCGCTTAAGCGCGATTTAGCTTCACCGGTATTGATTTTTAGCTTATAATCAGCCCTTGTCCATTGACTATGATTAACTACCGGCGATTTAACGCAGGTAATCGGATCAAACAATGACGTAGGGGCAACTGTAAGTATTTCATCAGTACCAAACTCGCCTGTGACAACATTATGTTCCATGGGGTTAAATACAAAGACGCCTTTTGAGCGTAGCTTTGCAAAATCTTTAACCACCACATCGGTCATAATGTCTTCGCTGTACTGTTTCACAACAGATTCAACGACAGCCGTTGGTTCCAAACCAAAGGTATTCAGTATCTCATTAGTCCAGAGGTCAATAAAATAATCGACATGGGCTTGCTGCTTGGAAGCGGACATAGAATATGTCCCGCCACCCCAAGTGCGAGGTACTAAATTAGAATCAGTTATAACCAATGGATCGGTTAAACTGATATACTTTGGAACAGAGCATCGTGCATTTGCACTAACACTACCGTTATAACAATACCCATTAAGGGATATTGTTATTTCGTCTTTCAACCTGCCTTCAAAGTAAGCATATAGAGCGTTCTTATCTGCAATAGAATATTGCGAATAAGACACTTTATGCATTACATGTCCGGCAGAAGTATTTCGTACTCTTGGCGTTTTTATAATCGCTGGTGTCGTCATAATGTTTCACCTTCAGTTTCGCTCCATTACATCTATACTTAAGTATCCTTAGTAAGGATAAACAACAAGTTACTAATTTGTTGTTCTACACACTGTGCTCTCAGAGTCAGTGGTATCTTAATTGTGTCAGCAGGCCTATAAAACGGCTAGTAGACATAGAATGTAAGAAGTTAATTGAAGACGAAAATGAACAACGTTTACGGCCGTCTCCGGATTCCGTATAACGATTTGGCTAGGACTATCCTAACCGCAAGGCAGG